CACGTTGACACCGACATGATCGATTTGCAAGACGATGACTCTTGCTGTGATCACATTCAATTCGAACAACTTTCACTCTTTAATTGATGAAGAACCTTCACATCGACCACATCGAAGATTCTATCCTGACTGGTGATCTGTCAGCGATTGAACTTCTTTATAATCCCAAATATATGTCGGTGAAGATGGATGGTTCTCCTGCAATTGTATGGGGAACTGATCCTGCAACTGGTACATTTTTTGTTGGTACTAAAGCTGTATTCAACAAGAAAAAGATTCGTATTGCACACTCACATGAAGAAATCGATCAACACTATCAGGGCCCTGTTGCCGATATTCTTCATGTATGTTTCAAGTATCTTCCTCGTACCACTGAAGTATATCAGGGTGAATTTATTGGGTTCGGTAATGGCACCGAGTTCAAATCTAATCTGATCACCTATCGTTTCTCCGAACATGTTTCCGAGAAACTTATCATTGCACCACACACATTTTACACTGGTGAGGGTGATCTGAGGAACATGGTGGCTAATCCACTATTTGATATGTTCGATCCCCACCCCCAGATCAGGTGGGTTCAACCGAGTCTTGACCGCCTGCGCGGAGAAGGTTCCGCGCCCAAAATTGATACGCGCAAAATCAAATTTCTGTCCAAAAAAGAGGCAGAAAAGCGTAAAACGTCCATCAATTTGTGCATTCAGCAGGGTATTCCCCTGACAGATGAGATTTTGTGTGCCATTCTGGGTGATATTCATCTCGTAAACCTCTATCTTATGGTTCTGGAGATGAAAGAGGAATTTATCGATAGTCTTATCATCACGGATGCTCCAGTGTCCCTGGTCGGCCCCATGAAGATCAAACAAGAGGGTTTTGTTGTCTCGGATGGCAAAACCACAGTTAAGTTAGTCGATCGTGAGGTATTCAGCTGCCTCAACTTTAACATGCCAAAGCACTGGGCAAGTTGAAGAATAGTTACAATGCACTCTGAGACCTAGCCACAAGGCGCTAGAATGCCTTTGTCAACCAATTCAGGACCAATGACACTCTACGATCACATTCTGACCATTTGGGAGGGTAAAACTCCTGATAATTTTGACATTCACTCTGAACTCTATTATCAGATGTTTTCCGAAATTTACGAAGAGGAAGAAGAATGATTTCTGGTTTATTTGTTTTTTCTTTCATGATTCTATTGTCATATACTCTAGAACTCACCTGGCCTGTTCGTAATCACAAATGATCGAATTTCAACACAAACCTCCCAAAGGATATTCATATGAATTTGAACAGTACAAAAGGAATGTGGTTGCTATATGGATTCGCAATCATTCTCAATTCAGTTACAACGGTGGTGCTCCTGTTAAATCTATCTGGGGATTCTATAACTCCAAAACAAGAGAGTATCATGCCCCAGTCAATCCAAAAAAGGTCGGAGATGTAGTGAACATCAATTCAACCACTCCATATTCAGCCATGCAACTTAATCTTAAAGGTTTGGAGGTATTCTTCGTATGACTCAACTGGAAAAGATTGTCATGGCAAAACAACAAGTTGAGAATATTCTGACTCTCATTGAAGATAATGAGTATGTAAGCTACATGAGTTTGAAATTAACAACTGTATGGTATGAACTGGATCGCCAGGAGTCGCTGCTGAAACCAGTTTGCGAAGTGGCACAGGGTGCTGGCACGGCCCCCTGATCCGATGTATATTGGCCATGTTGAGAGGAACACCACCCGATGAACGTCTATCAGATCGAAGTTGACCGCATTGAACCCAGTTGAGGGGCTGTCCACTCTACCCCTGACTCTGCCCCACTCTGCCCTATACTAAGTTCATCAACACAAGACACCACATGCAACTCCAAACCTCTGCCACTCAGGTTGACTTCTTTCCCGTCGGAACTGGCAAGCGTTTTGTCAAGCGTATCATCTGGCATCCCTCTGAATTGATGTCTCAGGAGATGACTTCTTTCACCACTCGTACCAAATCTGATGCCATGTATGACATCAATCAGTATCTTGCAAATGGTGCCGAGGTGACTGATTTCAATCTTGAAGAATATACTGGTAAGGACTATTCTCCCGTCTATTGCTGATTTTCTGAATTCTTTTCTCTCTAATTCTTCAAACAAGGCACATGACTTTCACTGATGCACTGATTGCCGCTGGTTATGTCTTCGATGAGGACAACTATGATGGTTGCTTTGTAAAAACTGATTCCGACAATTTCATTCATTGTTACCAGGAAGGTGAGGATGAGGGTGAATGGAATTATGTCAAAATGACCGAGGATTTTGATGTTATCTCTGAGGTGACTTTTGATCCTGATTCTAACTTCATCGTCTGATTTTCTGAGTTCTTTCTAATTCTTCTTTCACAAATTCTCATGGGCACTCGTTCACTGATCGGCAAACAACTCAAGGATGGTTCTATCCTGGCTGCATATTGTCATTATGATGGATATCCTGAATACAATGGTCGCATTCTTCGGGATCACTACAATACCGCCGATAAAGTCAACAAATTGATTGATGGTGGTGATATGTCTTGCACCTGGACAAATGTCGGATGGAAGAATGAAACTCTTCCCGAATCTGGCCCACTGCATTATACATCCCGTGGTGAATCCATTGAGTCAAATCAACCCAAACTCTATAAAGATTTGAATGAGTTCCTCTGTGCCGCAGATGATAACTATGGGGCAGAGTATACCTATCACTATACAAATGACCAATGGGTGTGTCATGACATTCGCCCGAATCCTTATACCACAAATAATGTCATGGAAGTCAAAATCCCAGAGGGTTCGGTGAACTAAAAGAAAAAAGGCCCCACGGGGTCTTTTTTTTATGATACATATTCAATCACAGTAATTACATCATGACAGAAGAGAACAACAATTTAAAAGAAAGATACCAACTCTGGAGAACACAAATTAAATCATTACTCCAAACAACTAATGATGTGGTGAAAGAGTTTGATAAGTCCTTACTCATGAAAGAGGAAATCAGAAAGGAAAGATTATCAATATGTGATGAGTGTGAGTACTATAAAAAAGAGTATAATTTATGTCAAAAATGTGGTTGTAATATGAAACTGAAAACTAAATTGTATGCAGCCAAATGTCCCATAGATAAGTGGTGATGAGTATTACTTAATACACCATGACAGTAACAAATGAAATCCATTGCAAATACTGCAATATAACTCCCCCCAAATACCATTGGAGACCCTATACCTGGATGTATAAACATCAGTGTAATTGTAAGAAAAAACCCAAAGATTAGCATTTCAAGATATATTAAAAATGGATAAAAAAACATGGCTGGAAATGTTATCTTATTGAGAAGAATTCTCTGGATACTATCCAATAATACCCTTAGATAAACCTTTGAGAATACCTTTGGAAATGTGCGGGGCCGTTGTGAGTAAAGCCCGTCATAACACAGGAGAGAGTCTTTGTCAACCCCCAGATTTATCAGAGATTTCTATCAGAGATCTCGACTAGATTATGAACACATATCACAGATCTCGACTAGATTCGCATATATAGTGCTATAATCATCAAGTACACAAACATCTCGACTAGATTCACACATGTACGACGATTTCGCACTAGATCACATCATTGATGTGCATTATGAAAGTCTCGACGAGATTGACACATATGCACATAATCTCGACGAGGAATATGCACACAACACATACGATCTCGTAGAGCTTGCATACAAGCATTACGCATGATATAATGTACATCTAGATTCACACATCACATGTCATACGCAATGTCTGTCGCACAAAAACGTCACGTACGTGTCATATTAGACATGTATGTTTATGATGATCTGGAGCTTCCACAAGATGATGAGAATTGGTCAAAGCTGTTGGGATTAGAAGGAGACGAAGAGTTATATACAACAATTAAAGATGATAATTATTCATTTTAAATTTAAATAAACATTAATCAAGAGATACTGTGACAGTTCGTGGATTGGCAGTTGGGCCATCCCTGGGCCGAGGCCAATTCTCAAACTGTCCACTAATCTCCCTATTGGTCCCGTCTTCGTGTAATGTATACATGTTGACGGGATTTTTTCATGTTTGATGAACTTTGGTCCGAAATCAATGATGCTCAAGGTGAAATCTTTGACGTGATAGATTACAAGGAAGAATGGGAAGAAAAGGAGAACAAATTTGATGTAGAAGATTACATCAACTCCAACATCGATTATTGATCACAACTCACAAACAACAAACTAACAACAACTCCATGACCACAAACATTCAGAAACTCCAACTCCTGGAAATATTCACCGATGAGGAATTGGATGCCATTTATGATGCCATGGCAGACTTTCAGGATCATGGTGAGAATGAGGAAAAAATTGCCATGAGTGTGCAATCCAAATTGACTGCAATCTTTGCAGAAAAGTAAAGAGAAAAAACCAATTGGGGGGCTGGCACAAGCCCGCTTGATCTCTCCCCGAATCCATGGCATTGTGGCCACATACAAACAAACACACACAAATCTGATGACTGAAACTTACAACGGTTGGGCAAATTGGGAGACCTGGAATGTTGCTCTCTGGATTCAGAATGAAGAGGGTTTGTATAAAGAAGCAAAGCGTTGTGCAAACTATCAACAATTGGTCAATTTTTTGTATGATTGTGGTTTCACAGAAACCCCTGATGGTGTTAAGTGGGATGATGCCAATATTGACGGCATTGAAGTTAATGAAATGATGAAAGATCTTTGATTAAACTATTCATTTTTACCAACTGATTAACAACAACATGCAAGAGCTTAAGTTTCTGATTCATGGCGAACATCACCGTTCGAATGGTTGGGTGATGAGCGATTGTCTCTCCTATCTGTCAACAACAGCTGAAGAGGCAATTGCTACATGTAACCGCCTTAATCCACAGTTTCAGATTCACCACGTTGAAATTGAAGACTGAAAGCTTAAAGAAATGCCAGGGGCCAGTTCGCCAACTGGTTTTCCACAACGGTATCAACCGATACAGCAAAAAACGCCAAAGTGTGCAAGCCTAAGATCATGAACAAAACACAAGCAATCGAAACCCTGACCGCCCACTACGGCGGCGCCTATGTCGGAACCTTTGTGGTTCCCGCTGTCTCTCCTACCCTTGTGGAGTCCATCCAATGGGAGGGTGACGAGGGAAAGACCTTCCACAAGTGGGAGTGCGATCCCAACCCTGTCATGGTTGAGGATTCTCAACTGATCGCACTGGCGAAGCACTACGTGTGACGGTCGGGCTACCGGCCCACTTCACCACTGATCTGCCCCATGGGGGCCCTATACTGGCCACATCCAAACGAATCCGTTTCATGCTCTTTTCTTCGTTCGCCGTTCAGCCCACCGCTTGGCAGTCCTTTGACGAGCACGCTTGCCAGTGGGCTACAGACATCCACCACGCCTACCGCTTAGGTCAGGCATGGGATGAGCCCTGCATGATCTGGGCTGTGCCCCATAACGGCAACGCCTACCGTTGGTGCCGCTGTGATGAAAATACCAACGCCATCGCTGATACGGTGTTCGGCCGCTGAACCGGCCACCATCCCCTTGAAACCGACCCTCCAGGCCCTACAATAGCCACATGATCAAAAAACACAACGGAGCATTCCTGCTCAACGATACCGCTGCTGCTGACCCCGCCATTCAGATGGCGATGGCATCCTACATGCAGCAGACCAAGCGGGATGCCGCCCGCTGCCAGGCGATTCGTGAGGGTCGCATCTCCAACGATGGACAGTCGGGGAGCTGGAACATCAGCGATCGTCACTGATCACCCCAGGCCCTACAATGGCCACAAGCGGATCAAACCGCACCCCTTCAAATCTTTCTCTTCTCTTTCTCATGCGTAAAATCGAAATCCAAATGAACAAAGCTATCACCGATGGCATCGATTGGACTTCAGATAACACTTCAGTGTTCACCACTGGTGATCTTTCCAGTGTCTATCTGCATGGTAATCTGATCGCTGAGATTGATAGCAACGGCATCAAGCTTTATGATGGTGACCATCAGACTGCTACCACTAAGTCTCGCCTGAATGCTATTCTTTCTGAGCACGGAATCTCTGGAGAGTGTGTGTTTCAGAAGAATTTTGAGTGGTTCATTCGTCTCTACAATGGCACTGAATTCTTCACCACTGAGTTTCGTTCTGGAATGCGGCTTGGTGCTCTCACCACTGCAGATCTTCTGGTCTGATTCTCACTCACTCTTTCTTTCTTAATTAACAACAACTAATGGCTATTTTCTCCGTCTGCTCTGACATCAAAACCAAAGAAATTCGTCTGGTTGAGCGTAACAGTCAGACCGATATTCAGCCTGCCCTGGGGCAACGCTACCCAGGCACAGCTGCATTCTTTGCTGGTGTCTATGCCGAGAAATATCACCAGGAAGCAATCGATAAGCTTCCCTCCTTTGAGTGATAATTAACCCACCAAACAGTTTCATTATGAAATTCGATAAGCTTGTCACAGAGATGATGACAGCAGCAGAATTCAGCTTGATCAGGGAGAAGAAACATCGCGTTTGGAAGCATCACACAGGAGCTGTAATTACGACCTCTAAGACAGTCTCAGATCACAGGGCTTTGAAGAACATTCAGCGGGACATTCGCAGGGCATTACAGACAGTCTGAGACACAGCCTAAGCATCATCAACCACACACAAGCTGCACCGTTAATTGACAGTTATTAGCGGCGCGGTTTGTGTTACTTAGCGCGGCGATGGGCCCCCCGTGTTTAAAACGGGAAGGATCCCCCA